AGCTGACCTGCATAACGTAGAGTTAGACGACGGTGTAGATTTATTACCAGCAAACCTAAAATGATTACAACCTTGCACAAAACAAACGATGGCCGCTATATAGTTAAGCTAGACGCATCGCTCTACAGTCAGAGCGCGTGTCCACGGCGCTTATGGTATCTAGGCGGCAGAGGATTACGGTACGATACTAAGTCACACAAGATGGAGTATGGTACAGCGTTTCATAAGGCGCTACAAGAGTATTACACAACAGGCAACAGCAAGAAAGCTATCGCTGTTGCGATTGAGCATTACGAACAGCCAGACATCTACATACCTGACAACGACTTCCGTGACATAGGGCATCTTGCTGCTACGTTACAGCAATACTTCATGACGTACGAGAAGCTGGATGGCCTCAAGCCTGACATGGGCGACGACGGCCCATTGCTAGAACAACGCTTTGCCATCCCGTACGACACAGATGGCGAGAAGATTGACGTTGTGCTGTGCGGTACGATAGACATGATCGGCAGCTTCAACGGCATACCTGTGCTAGTAGACCACAAGACTACAGCACTCATGCAAGTTGAGAAGTATCTTGACGGCTACCAAAACTCACCGCAGATGATGATGTACACTATGATACACAAGCACCTGTTCCCTGACGAGGACAGAGGTGTAGTTATCAACGGCATCTTCATATCACGTAGCGGCAAGAACAAGTTTCAACGCTCGACGATTATCACATTCCCGCAGCACGTTATAACGGAGTTCGAGAATCACCTACGAGAGACAGCACAGTTCTTTATGAGCGGTTTGCGCCGTGTGCTAGATGAGGGCGCTGTTGCAGAAGAGGTTTTCTTACCTAACTTCACTTGCTGCCAGACGAAGTTCGGTGAGTGTAACTTCTCGCCTGTCTGCACAACGCCCCGTGCGGACGACCGTGAGACTATCATAAGCTCGCTCTTTTCCACGACAAATACTTACGATCCATTGAACTTTCAGAAATGACTGACGAAGAAATAAAGCTACGTGCGCTATCCGAGTTCACGCGTGAAGCGCCACGCAAGTTTGACGCAGGTTCTGTGGAACATAATCCAAAGGGCGATAAAGGTTTGTGGCACATGAGTACGACACAACTCATACGCGCACAGAAAGAAGAAGTAATAGATATGTGGCACTACACCGTCACGTTAGAACATAAATTAAAAGAGCAAGACGCTCTTATACTACAACTAAAACATACAATAGCAAACAAGCACAATGAGTGATACAACAAAAATAGAGGAAGAAGATTGGAACCTAAGATATAAGCAGGTTCTCATAGACTGTCTGGATAGGATACATTTTGGTCTAGAAAAACATAATGAAATGATGTGTAACATTAACAATAAACTAGATTATATTGAACAAGCAATAAACAAGCACAATGAGTAAAGCAATAATAGGTATCGTAGGTGGTAGCGGCACTGGCAAGTCCACGTCGCTACGCAACCTGCCGCCAGAGAAAACATACATAATAGATCTTGAGCGTAAGGGTATGCCCTTTCCCAAGAAGTTCCCGTACACAGCGCCCTGCTCAAGCACTACAGAGTTCGACGCTGCGTTAAAAGATGCCCTTGCAGACGAAAGCTGCGAGGTCATAGTCATCGAGTCGTTCACAAAGTACGTTGAGATACTCCATACACTAGCAGACAAGTCTTTCAAGGGCTTTGATATATGGAACTACTACAACCGTGAGATTCGCACTATGCTAGACAAGGTTAAGAACGATCACGCCGTTGTGATATTCACCGCAGTTGATGAGATAGTAGAGCTTGTGCAGCCTAGTGGCAATACGTTTAACG